ATTATAAAAACCCCACCATTATTCATTTTCCCGGCCAAACATAGAAGCTTAAACCAAATAACTATAATTGCGTCATGCTCTGGCATACTTTCGATTAGTAATATTTTTTCATCGTCAAAAATATCAGTAACTATTTTAATCCATTTAACATCTGCCATTCGCCCACTCCCTATATATTTCTATCCAAGCTGTTAAAGGCATTGTTACAAGCCACTCACAGTTGTTTTTTCGGTGGAATACTGCCGGTAGCTTTGTGTCAAACGGTAGCGCGTCCCTTTTCGCTTGATCTATTGCGTCATATATATTAAGTCTTTCAACTCGTTTAACTTCGATATGTATTCCCGGCAACCCAACTACATCTGCGTCCCCATTGGCTCCAGAATACTGTTGTCCTCGTCTACAGTTATATCCGTATTCTCTTAGTCTTCTTGCAAGCTCTCTTTCGCCTTGTGCTCCTTTACGTCTACTGTTAATCTTACTCATTCCGCCTCCTTTCTCCGGGGTTTTTACACCCCGGATTTATCAGATAAGAAGGTTATACATGGCTTTGTGATATGTTATACTTAGGCGCCTATGTACTACCTTTGGCTATTTAATGTACGATTTACCAAACATCTTTATAAACACACTCCGCATATCTCCACGTTTTAGCGTAATTGTGATTTTTGGTGGTAAATCTTCAAATTTATATGTTTCTTCAAATGTTTTTTGTGCTATTTCTTTGAGATTGTCTGATAGTTCGGCGTTTTTATGTACTCCTGTATCGCCACGGTGGTGTTCTCTGCATAGCCAAACTTTTAGTCCATATTTCTCACTTAGCTTTCTGTTAGCTGTTCCAAAAAAGATATGGTGGTTCTCAAGCCAGTGGTACTGGCCACAGACAAAACATTGTTTATCATCTTGTATAATGGACTTCATACTCCCCACCTTTCCTTCATCATCTGCAGTTCGCTCGGTGTTAAAGTCTCAATGCCTAACTCTTGTGCTTCACTTACTATTCCGTCAATAAACTTGCTCATTTCAAGTGTGTCATACATACTACTTCCCTTTATTACTCTGTAATGATTAAACTCTTTATCGCCTACATAGCCCTTACCCATAAATGCACAGTGGATATCAGCATTTTTTATATCAACCTTGGATGGTACAGATATTGTTATTAAATTGCCTTCGTCGTCTGTTGTGTTTGTTCCATACCGTCTAAGCATTTCCTCGTAAACTTCTTCCTTGCTTACTCTCAAAACTTCGGCTATTTCGGACATTAGCTTCCACGCATAGTTATTAGCATTGAGTGATCTCTTTTGACGATACTTTTTGACTGTAACACTTAACTTTTCGCAGTCTTTAATTTTGTCATACCCCGATATCACCCTGTCTCTTTCATTGACCGAAAAGGTAATTAGTGTTTTGCCAGCTATAAAGTCATTAGATATCCCTTTTATTTGCCCTGTAAATTCCACTAGGCACCACTCTTCCTACACCTGTTACAAAGCGCCACACCATTGCAATTTTTCTTGGCTATTTCGTAACCGTCTTTGGCTGTGTATTTCTTCCCTTTCCATTCAAAATCGGTAAAGGGTATACCGCATTTCTCACACTTGTATTCGACTTGTTTTACCCCATTATGCGTGTTGTCCATACTGTCAGCGTCTTTGTTATCATCTATACAAAACAGGCCGTTTAAAGCGTATTTTCGTGCATATGATGATGTTGCTCCTGTAACTTGACTGGCGTCCATACCTTTTTTGGATTCTTCTTCCCTTGCATAGGCTACATTTTCAATCGCTTGATTACTTTCGCAATCTAATAGCTTAGCTGTGGCTTTTACATAGTACCGCTCACCGATCTGCACGATTTCATCAGATACAGTCAATACCGTTTTGGTTTCATTTAGCAGCGGTTTTACTCCTTCCTGGATATCTTCGCAGCTTCTATAGTGGTATTTTCCGAAATAGTTATATTGATTTTTCGGAGCTTTTAAATTAGATTGTATGTACTGTAATTTTTCTAACAGAGTCATAACATCACCTTATCCTTAAACTTTCCGACTGTTCCAATCGTGCAAATGGCAGTTCTTGCTGTTTTAAAATTTCTTTAATTGCCTTGGTGTCAATTTTCGGTTCTTGCGGTATTAAGTATTCTTCTGGCACTTCACCAGTAATAACTAATCTCGCAGGATTTTTTTGAATATTAAAACTAAATAGTTCTGTCTTGAATTTAGTCTTTCCAGTGGCACTCATGGCCGTTTCTAGAGCCTGTTTTAAGTTTTTGATATTATTCTCTATTACAGATTTTCTCTTGCTTAAACGGTCTATTTCATCCTTTAATACCGCTGTTTTACCTTCCAGTTCTCTTATTACCTTTGCATAACCATCCGCTTTTATTTCGATTTCTCCGTCAAGCCCTTCCAACGTGTCGGCTATTAACTGCTTGTCCAATTCTTCAGATTCTGCTAATTCTAATAATTCTCTGTACTGTCCTGTGAGTTCGTACAGGGTAGCCATTCATATTCCTCCTTTTCGTATTCTCTTTGTATTCGTTTTCTTAATCTATTTATCCGTTCTTGCTCATGCTCGCTATATTCGTAAATATCTAGATTGTCCGGGATATACATTAAATCAGCCCTTCTAAAAATTTTTCAGTTTCTTCAATTTTTGCAATATTTTCTTCCGCATCATCTAGATAAAAATATACGTCTATATCTCGGTCTTTTTCTTCTTCCCACCCACCTACAAATCCAAATATTCGTATTGATTGCACATGCGGACTGTAATCAAAAAATACATCATGACCTTTTTCTCTTGCCTGCAGACATAATCTCAAAAGATTTAAAATTCGCTGTTCTTGCATATTGACCTCCTTCAAATATTCGTGATATAATCTACATAAGATGTTTTTCTTTGTGCCTTACTGGAGTTGCCGCTCCTTAAGGCTCTTTTTCTTTTGCTAAAGCAGTAAGGGCATTCATAGCCGCTTAATGGTACTTTCTGCATTTTGCTTATTTGCCAACCTAAATTACAGTTAAGACATAGTGCTATCCTGGCCACTTGGCACCTCCTTTGCTAGATAATTAATTAGATATGTACTTAACCCTAGCACTGCTAGTCCAATAATTAGTTGTAATACAGCCTGTCCTATGGTTATACGCTCAAGGTCAATTGCCCCAGCGGTACCAAATAGGGATAACACAGATGTTATAAATAAGATAAATGCTGTTAGCTCTAAGAGTTTCCGTTTCATGGCTTAACCCTCCTTTATATAACTACCTTAAATTTAATTTGTGAGTTAATATTCTTGATTTCCTCTTCTAGTGCTAGTGGTAACCTGTAGTTATTTACAATTTCGATTGCATAATCACATTGGCTGCGTTTGATCGCTTTGTAACTACTTACCCCAAACTCTCTTTTAAGTTGCCCGTGGATATCCGAATAAACTCTTGCTCTTAAGCCTCTGTCTTGATATGCATTACTATCTTTACCTCCTAGGCATTTAACTCCTTTTGTTTTAACAGCAGTGGTTATTCTGTCACATTCGATTGCAAGTAAAGGCATGTCCTTTTTAAAAGATTGCAGTTCATCGGCAACATCATCAATTTTTTCGTTAACTTCTAGTAATGCCTGTTGGGTAAGTTGGAGTTGCTCGATTGCTGTTAGTGGTTTCTTGGCTCTGAAATATGTATTCACTAGCTGTCTTTGCACATCCCAGGCTAAATCATCTGTAAATGATTTAACTATCATGAGATAGCCTTGTTCAGTAATAAGGGTTAGGCCGTTAGGTGCAGTAACTCCAAACTCTTTTTTTTGCTTCGTACGAATTTCGTACGATATAATCTTCGCCCTCAACTAGCCTGTCCTTATTTTCATTAAAATTTCTTCTAGCCGTTCCGCTTGGTCTTTCATGCACTGTGTCGATATCCGCCAGTGTAACTACTCTCTGACCTTTAAACTCTTTTGTAACAATTTCCTTATTGTTGATTTTAATTAAGTTATTCAATTACATTCCTCCTTTGATTAAGCAGTTTTTGTCTCAGTTTTAATTTTTTTTACTTTTATAGATACCTTTACGTTCTCCCGTCTTGAAATAATTCTTGCTATAGCTGCATATACTTTTTCCGGATCAGCCGATGTTTTTTCGTAGTCCATTTATCACCACTCCTAGTTCTCATTATTAATTTTCACAAACTTAAAATTGCGATTTATGCCACAAAACAATGCTAGGTCTATGCCGAGAAACAGGCACAGTTTAACGGCTGTGTCAATGTCAATTTTTCTAGTCCCTGCTTCATACCCAGAAATAGTATTGCTTTTTACTCCAAGTATGTCTGCCACATCTTTTTGTAATAAACCTTTAGTTATCCGAGCTGTCTTGATTAATTCTCCACGCTTTTTCCAGATATCATCGTATCCTTTCACTTTTACACCCCCTCTCATAATATGTTAATTTTTTCAGTTTTTCACAAAATTTCTGTTGACATTTCGCAATTTGCGATTTATAATATAAAAAGAGTTGCTTAATACATAGTACGCCCCAGTACTATGGATAAAAATAAGGTATTGATATAGCGCACTGTGTTTTGTTGTTGGTGTAACTTTATTATAAATCTCACTATGCGATTTGTCAATACCAAAACTGCGATTTTTTTAATTTACTTTTAAGGAGGAAATATAAACAATGAACATAGGTGAGAGATTGATAAAATTAAGGGAGGAAAAAGGCTATTTACAGCGTGATGTTGCGGAAAAAGTTGGCATAGCACCAAACACATTAAGTGGGTATGAAAGAAACCTAAGAAGTCCAGACCCCGGCACGCTAGTAAAGTTGGCAAACTTTTACGGTGTCTCAGTAGATGATCTCTTAGGTATTGAAACAAGCAACATATATTTAAGCTTAGCAAGGGAGGCTGAAATTAACGGTATTGATCCAGAAGATATAAGGTTGGCTATTGAGACGATTAAAAAACTTAGAGGGGGGAATTAATTTGGTGAGATATCTTACTAAAAGACAGTTATACTCACAAATACACCAGTATAAACAAGGTCTGGGGCTAGATCATAATGATTATAGATTTAACATGTTGCATATATGTAAACAAAAAGGTATTTTACTTGAACAAATTCCTTTTAGCACTAAACATTTAAGAGGGATGGCAGCTATTGGCTCCGTACCGGGAGAAGATGTTATTCTTTTAAATAGTAATCGGAGTAATATAGAGCAAAATTTTGATTGCGGGCATGAGTATGTACACTTATGTTTACACAGGCGCTTGGAGAAAAGAGTCTTTAATTGTTTAGACGCCGTCTGCGTCAAGCAAGATGAGTATATAGAGTGGCAAGCCAATGAAGGTGCTGCCGAAATGCTTGTTCCGTATAGGGTGCTTCTTCCATTAATCAAAACTGGGCCTTTTAGCATGGCAAACCCATACGATATAGCTTACCTTAAGGATTACGCTGCCGATATGTTTAATGTTACAAGAACGGTTATTGAATACCGCCTAGAAAGCTTAAAGTATGAAATTCATCAATATATAAATGGTATACCATTGCGTGACATAAAAATGCTCTCATTATCACAACAAAAAAGACAAAAAATTAATATTAAATCACTTAATGATATAGAAAAAGGAATTGAGAGACCTAAGGACGTATTCGTTGCCCAGATCCAGCTTTATAAACTTTGATAGTGCATTTATTTAAGAAAGGGGTATTTAATATGCAAAAGGATAAAACATTAAAAAGAGTAGCCCTTTATCTAAGAGTCAGCTCCGATAAGCAAGCTAAAGTAGGCGATAGCCTTCGCGAGCAACTGGAAACTCTGCAGGCCTATGTGGATAAGCGCCCAGATATGATTGTCTTTGACACCTATATAGATGATGGCATTTCTGGCCAGAAACTGGCACGAGACGAATTTACACGTTTAATGGATGATGTGAAAGCAGGCAATATTGACATAATTATCTTTACTAAACTGGATCGTTGGTTTAGATCGCTTCGACACTACTTAAATACACAGGCAATTCTTGAAGCGCATGGCGTAACTTGGACCGCTGTATCTCAACCGTATTTTGATACCTCTACAGCTCACGGCAGAGCATTTGTTGCCCAGTCGATGACTTGGGCAGAACTAGAAGCACAAAACACATCCGAGCGCATTTTGTCTGTATTTGATAGCAAGGTTAAAAACGGAGAAGTTATTTCTGGTACAACTCCATTTGGGTATAAAATTGTTGATAAACGCTTGGTTCCTGATGAGAATGCCAAGCTTGTTGTAGAAATCTTTGAGCGTTACAGACAAACATCTAGCCTTATGGATGTAATGAAGTATATGCGTGAGAAATATGGATTTGACAGAACCCCATCAACCTATCGGAGAAGTATTTTAAAAAATCGTAAGTATATAGGCGAGTATAGGGATAATAAAAACTACTGTGAGCCAATTATAGACAAAGATTTATTTGAAGAAGTGCAACGTCTTTTGGCAAGGAATATCAGATCAAATAAGAAACATGACTATCTCTTTTCTTGTTTGGTTCGTTGCGGGGAATGTGGCTCTGCAATGTCTGCTCATCAGATACATGGCTTGGGTCATAGGAGGCTTGATGGCACCAGAAAAAAATATAAAAGAAGCGGATATCGGTGTAAAAAATGTTTTGATCAGAGGACGTGCCATAACAAAAAAATACTGTATGAGACCACTTTGGAAAAATACCTAATATCTCATTTGAGAGAAGATTTATTGCAATACATTGCAGAAACAGAAATAAAATCTGCGCCTATAGTAAATATTACTGCAAAAAAGAAAAAGATAGAAGACAAAATAGAAAAATTAAAAGACCTCTATGTCAATGATTTAATAACTCTTGACGAATTTAAAGTCGACAGAGCCAAATACTTGGAGCAACTTAAAGCCCTGCCGCAGTGCCAACCTACTAAAAAAGATGTTACACATTTAAAACGCTTGGTAGAAAGTGATATTGAAGAAATTTATAAAACGTTTACTTTTGCAGACAAGGTAGAGTTTTGGAGATCAATACTGCATGAAGCGAGATTCTATGCGGATCGCACAATTAAGCCCATTTTTGCATGAATAAACGATATAGTACTAATGACGCTTGTCCGGTAGGCTATGCATTGTTAGTACTATATCTATTCGCCTTGCAAACGCAGGGCTTGTTTTTTGTGCAATTTGTATGTTTTATAAAGGAAAGTTTGTGCAATATTTCTTTAAAAATACATCAATTTACTGTTGACATACCACCCATTGAGTGGTATAATATAATCAAAGATAAGGATAAAACAAATCAAGGAGGTAAAAAAATGAAAAAGGTTAAAGTAACGATTATCGAGTTAGGCAAGGAAGTTGACACAGTAATAGAATTAAGAAGAGACATAAACAAATTAGCAAGTGAACTAAGCATCAGCAAGGACGTTGCATTAAAATTAGCAGTTATGGAAGTTTTAAATGACGATTGGAAATCCCCTTGCACTTGCACTTTTAAAAACTGGAAGAATAAAAGAATATATTTTACAACATCAAACGGAAGTAAC